TAGGTCTTGCCCGTCAATCTTGATCTGTGTGCCTGCATACTTGCCAAACAACACGCGATCATTCACGCTAACATCCAGCGGGATATAGTTGCCGCTATCATCCTTGGTCCCTTTGCCCACAGCCAGCACTGTGCCCTGATCAGGCTTCTCTGCTGCAGTGTCAGGGATGACGATGCCGCCCTTCGTGACAGTTTCGCTGTCCACGCGCTTCACTATGACCCGATTATTAAGCGGTCTCAGTTCCATCGTAGTCTCCTCTGTTTAATGGAAAGTTAGCACTCCATGAGTGGCAGTGCTAACACCTCATAATATAGTCGAAGAATACAAAGAATGCAAGAGCCGGTTACGCGCACGTCCACTCCTCCGGCGACCGTTATCGTAGGTCCGTTCACTGCTGCCTAATACCACCTGCACCGCAGCTGGCTCTTATCAAGACTACGCACCCAGCGTCACGACCATGCCGTCCAATAGCGCCGTCAGGTCCTGGGACCTAGGCACGCTGTGCTGCCCCAGCATGGAAAAACAGCCAGCCACCGAGCCTCGTCACCTAGCAGCCCCGATAGATGCGCTGGACGACTGGGCTCTGGGCCCGCGCTCCCGGTTCGCCAGCTGTGCAGACCCTGGGTGTTTATCCTAGGCAGATTCCCATCAGCGGCAACCCCTTCTGATGGCACACAGCTCAGCATTAGTTTATGCCTGATTGGTGTTTTCGCAAGCGTTTACGAGAGCTGCATGCATGATCGGATCAACTTCTGAGAACTGTTCCTTGCGCAACTTATCTAACCTATCAAGTGTAGACAACACTTCAATAGCCGGCATTATAGCAGGTGTTGTCAATTGCGATTGGATCACTTGTTTATTGTGCTGTATCCAATATAAATCATCGCGGACTGTCCATGCAGCCAATTTAGCATATAATACTGCTTTCATATCATCTGGTATATTACATATGTGTAGAAACACTGGATCACGTACCAAATGTCCAATCAAATAATATCGTGGCAGACGATCTATAACGAATTCAAGAAACTCTATCGAACTGCTGGCATTTATTATCGACCACGATGTCAGTATCATGACTTTAAATCTATCGCTGAGATTTTCTTGATACCACAATAAGTTAGTCAATAATTCTTCCCATACTGAACCAGTTCGTTGATAATCGTTTATCTTACCGATCCCGTCTATGCTGCATTGCATCTCAACTTGTTTGCATCTGCTTAGCAATTCTATGAGAGCCGGTTCTAACAGAATCGTGCAATTAGTAGTGATGCTGACTTCTAAATGAGACAATTCACTGCGCAGTTCTAATATCTTTTCTAATATAGCAATCATGGTAGGCTGTTCAAGCGTGGGTTCGCCGCCGATAAATCGCAGCTTATCTATGTTTCTAAAATCTATACGTATCATATCAATGTTTGGTCTGATCAACGGTGCTGGGTTGCCACCAAGTGCTATCTCATCGGCTATCCATTTACTGCTGCTCCACGAATCACACATGCGACACTTGAGATTACAGAGATTACCCAAGTTGAACTCAACATAACGCAACACAGGATCTGTAATACGTCCATATGTTTCATTGAAAGATTGTCGTAAACTGGAATAACCAGACTGTTCGCGAGCATGGCACTCTGTGCATCCTGTTATTCTTTGATTTGATAGCATAGCATTGCGCAGCGATTGCATCCAACTATGATTAAATGGATCTCGATCAGTGAACGGAGGTCTTTCTCCCCAATCAAGATTTGGATTATCGTACCATATGTCATCATTCCATAAACAGCACGGTTTTGTTTTACCGTCTGATCTATGGATCATATGCCTAAACGGGGCTGCGCAATAGTAATCTATTGTTTTTGTCATCCATTGGTATTTAAGATCATGCTACCTTGCGATGGCAGTTCTTTTCGACAAATTTTATCCAGTTGTTTGGCATTGCTTTGCGCAGGTCAGCAATCTTCAGCACCATGCGCAGGCTAAGCTCGCGCAACTGCTGGCTGTGGTTGTTGATATAATCCATGACCTCAGCTTTGGTATCTGAGTTGAAGCCATAGCTGCCCAGCATGTTGCTGCGCTCAACCACGTTGCGGATGTGCAGCAGCTTCTCGCGAGCAGTGTCAATGCCAATGTCCATGTAGTGGCAGCGACTCACGATAGCCTCCAGATGGTTGCCAATGCGTGCGCTCTTGATCTGATCAAACTTCACGTTGGTGATGAAGATCACACCGCCCTTGTACTCAAAGCTGTTGGGGATGTCCTTGCGCTCCAGATGCAGGCTGCGTGTGTTCCAGCTGATGCGGCGCGTCTTCTTGCTGTCCAGTGCTGCTTTCAGCACGTTCAAGCTGTCCTCATCGTAGAGCACACCGTCGCAGTCATCAAACACCAGCACTTGGCTCTCGTCGCGATATTCCCAGAGCTTCTCGTAGAGCACAGCAGCACTGATGCCGCCGCTGATCACTTCATACATCTTGCCCTGCCCAGTGAGCTTGCCCAGCATGTCCAGCGTGTCGTGCAGGGTGGTCTCCACAGTATGGCTCTTGCCAATACCAGCAGGACCGCTCACGACCAAGCCCTTGACCGTGTTGCTAGCCACAGCCTTGGTCATCTCACCCAGGATCTCAAACGTCTCGCGCTGGTCATGCGCGATTTCTTCATCCGTCTTGCTGTGCACAGGAATCATGCTAGGTGCGCCGGCATCCTTGGTAGTGGGCACAAAGCAGTGTATGCCGTCCATGTATACGCGGTTGCGCCCGGAACGGAGATCAGCTCCGCCGTCGCTGTCTACGGTGATGTACATGCCGTCTTTGTCGCGCTTGAGATTATCCAGCAAGAGGAACGAACGATCTTTAATAGTAGCCCCACCGCGAGTCCAACCAGCTGTAATGCGCACATACTGTTCCATGGGAATCTCCGTAGCTGTTGCTCTAATACGTGCATATTAGCACACTGCTACGGTCTGTCAAGTACCGATTTTCCAAAATATCCCACTGAAATCATTGATAAAATTAGGAAAAAACCGTCAAAAATACGCAGATTTAACCGCGAGTGTCCAAATGTGCATCTTCCATGCCCTGAATTCTGAGCCTAACTATGTTGCTTATCTGAAATTGCTTCACATCCAACCCTTTGATGAGAGCCAAATACTTGTTGCGCACCAGCGCAACTTCGTTGATCAGCGTGGCCATAGTGACCACGTCATCTTCACCATCTATGTACTTTTCGATGCTGCGATCTGTTAATTCTCGCTGATAGCGCTCCAGATACTTACGATAGTGATCGCTGCGCATCTTGTCATAGCGTATGTTCAGATGCTTGAGTATGGCTTCTACTTCCTGTAGCTGTCCAAAGCGATAGGCCATTATACCGCTGAGTTCCTGGGCCGCACGTTCAATGCCACCAACGATCTTGGCTTCAACCCAGGAAGTCTCTAGCTGTTTCTGAAACCAGTCGATGGCATCGGGTAGTTGACCCATGTCATCGACTACCTTGTTGTACCACATTTAAGTACCAAATTTGTTGTAGAATTCCCAGAGTTTCCAATCCATGCGCTGAAGATATTCAAGCATGGCAAACTGCACCTCCAGCTGTGTGATGGCAATATCTGTGGCTTCGCGAGACTCTACAGCTTTATCAACTTTAGCTTTGAGATCATCGATGAACGTGTCGCTCTGTATGCTTGCAGAGTCGGTGGTAGCTTTCATTATCATCATTCGTCCTCATAGGATAGTTCGTCGTCATAGTCATCGTAACCAGCCGACTCTCCAGTGTACTGTGCTTCAATGGCACTGTCAAGGTGCTCATCTTCGCCATGGATGGCTTCGAAATCATCTCGATCCATGCCCTTGTCTGCGAAGATGTTGACCAGCTTGCGGGCCATGTCTTCTCTTTTGTTGTTGGGAAGCAGTTCACTGACTACTTCCCAGACTTCAAGCATCAGGCTTGCGCTCACGTTCATATATCAATCCTCCGATGGTGCGATATCTTGATCATCAGCGTCTTGATCTGCAACATCCTGGGCTATTACTACCTTGCTCTCGTCCCATTCAGTCATGATCAGATCCAACAGCTCGTCACTGACGCCAGACCGGAAGTACTTATGTTCCTTGCCTGTCTTGTCGGTGTACTTGAGCTTGTTGCCATCCTTGACCAACACACCCTTCTTTTCGAACATGTCGATCAGACCACTGTATTCGTTCATACCAGTGTCCCAGGGAATCTTGATCTCCACGCTTTCAAACGGCTTGTTGTAGCGTGTCTTCATGATCTTACATGCGGCGCGGATACCACGCACGTCTGTGACCTTCTTGCCTTCTTCGTCTTCCTTGAGCTTGAGCTTGCGCATGGCTACCACGATAGAGCTTGCATACACAAATCCCTGACCGCCGGAGATCTTATCATCTGGATCAAACATGTCCTGTGATGCATATGTATGGTTTGTAACCACCAATCCAACATCGTATTCACCAAACATGTTCACGCAGTTACGAACCAGTGCTGCCAGTGCTTTGGGCTTGCGACCCATGTCACCTTTCATCTCGCCAGCTTCAAACTGATTGACATCGGTGGGAGTCAGCAACATGCCCAGCGAATCCAGCACGAACAGTATCTTTGGACGCTCTTCTGGGTCCACCTTGTCAAACCTGCTCTTGTAGTCTTTCATGAAGTCGCTGACCAAACGAGCAACGTCGTC